TTTAATCTCGGCAAGTTCATAAACATGATAATCATATTTTTTGAAACCTTCATAATCGTCATGTTCAAAACGACCGAGTAGTTTACCGCCATATTCATAGACGGGCTCAAAATCACGATGAGACTTATATAGCATTTTTTAATTCTCCCTAGTGTGCTATAAAATTAATGTTGACATTACATCTTAGTAGTTGATCAGTTGTAGTCGTACTACAGTGATCTAAATGTCCTTGAAAGAATACCGCCCGATTAGCGATACTTTCGATTTTAGTACCACATTGAAGCTTTGTATATCCATCATTAGTGTTTACATAATATAAAAGATTATCGATAGGAGAATCTAAATCTGTATGCATAGCATGTTCAATAATTTCTGGTGTTTTATAGTACCAATTGACTCTAGCACGAACAACAGCTTTGACAGCTACATTTTTTAGAATAGGATAACAGATAGGCTCAAAGTGGTCACTTACTGGATGTGGATCTAAATAAAGTGGATTATACCAGTGACCTCCACCATCTGTATCACCTGGATATGCACTATTTTCTGAGAAATACATTGGCACTGTTTGTCCCATTTCTTCTAGTGGCATTTGCTCATGCATAAGCCTTCTATAGATATCTTGATGTTCTTCTTCTGACAAAAAGTTATCTATGATTTTATGTGGTGTTACTTCCATTAAAGTACCTCTCTTTTATCACCTTCGATTTTAAGAACACATTCGCCAGTTGTGAGATTGTCAACCCAACCGACAAACTTACCAGCAAGATGACCAAACTTTTCGTCATCTTCGAGGTGCTTGCCGGCGATGTAGCCACGCTTCATAAACCAGTGAGAGTTTTTACCACGACGGATGACAGGATCGAGGTAGATCGTGTCCCAACCGTGAGGGTCATACTCTTTCTGCATCTTAACAAACTCGGACTCCCAGTTAGAATCTTCGACCTGATAGATGTCAGAGGTAGACTCGATAAGCGAGTCAGATTCAGATGTCACTAAATTCTGAACCTCACGAACATCTGCCATATTGCCAGTTTCGACAATGTAGCGAGAACCGACTTTGGGCTTCCAGCGCATTGTCTCACCATCCCAATCAGAATCATGGGCAGCATAGTTTTCAAGAACAGAAGTTTCAATCACAAAGGCAGACATTATGCAATCTCCATTTCGTTGATCATTTCAGCTACAATCTGCTTTGCACCATCAGCGGTAGCAAAACCTTCTTCGTCAGCAAAGTCCATGGTGCTTTGAAAGAACACACGGTCATTCATGTAGTCGATGTTGTGAGTGTCAAAGATATACTTCAGAGTCTTACCGTTCTTGGCAAGACCGACAAGATTTGCTACACCTTTGTAGACAGCGACAGCACCGTTCTGGGCGTTAAGGAAGATCGTTTCTTTCGTCATGTCTCTCTCTCTTTGCGAATCACTAACTAACTTACATATACTTTATAGCAAGGAGAGAGATATATGTCAACACATTTTTTCAATAAATTTTGAAATAAACATGCCAGATACATTTGGTGCTGTAAGTGTTTGAAATGGTTCACCTTCTGGTAAAACAAAAGTGAACTGAGTGTAGTGATATTTTCTCATAAACCATTCGAGATATGCGACTCGATGCACGTTGTCTAAGTGATTCGCATGAGTCTCTGGTCCATATCCCTTTTGATTCTTGAAGAGATTATCTTCTGACAACTCGTCATCTTCAAGCAAAAAGTCAAATCCCAAACAATACAACTTGTCATGGTTTCTTCGAATAGCCTCGAGCATAGCATTCATGCCAGCATTGCTCCGCCGTCTTTGCGGATTGTACTCTGCACTTTCGTAACACTCATCTTCTGGTGGAAAGATATTTCTTTTATCTTCACCAAAAACTTCATCGTTTGCTTCCATGATCATCTGAAACTGTCTATCGATTGAGATCAGATAATCATAGTTTTTGAACTCACGATATAGAGCATTACATCCAAAAATGGTGCCTTTGCCTACAAGCTTATTCAAATCGACGGGTTTACGACTCGTCCCGTTTCCTATAATAAATGCCGTCTTCATGATCAAAGTCTTCCTCATCCAAATATGCTTGCGCTACATCTTTCAAATGCGTCTTGAAATTCTTAATCGGCTTGCGCTGTTCTTTAATACGCTTGAAGCCACGCTCATCATCGCTCTGGGCAGTCTTCTTATTCTTAGCCATATGAGTGACCTATCTTCCTTTCACCAGTTTTTAGAAATGCTAGGAAATGCTTCTGCTACAAGTTTTCTGGTAAGACCTTTGAATGGCAATTTACCATCTTTCATACCAAGTAGAACTTTTGCATCTCCGGGATCGATGTTTTCCAACATCTCAATAAATAGCTGTTCTCTTCGAATCTGTTTTAAGTTTCTCTGTGTCTCAGAAGGGCCATCAATAAAGAGATAAAGCTTTCTCAACTCTGAGACAAACTGACCTTGTACATCAACACCGTCTACCGCTGGCTTGTATGGCGGATCACCTTCTGGTAAAAGCCATTTTACACCAGGATCATATGTATGACCCAATACGGCTTTCATAGCCGCACTGCTATTCTCTCTAAGTTTAGCAATCTTCTCTTTCTTCGTTTTACACTTTTCGACTTCTGTAAAAATTTCATAGAAAGTCTTTCTCATCAAAAATCTCCAATGCTATCCATAAGATTCTTCAAACGGTGTTTGATAAAGTAATTTAGTAGACCCTTTCTTGGGGGTATCTCATATTTATCATACAAATCATTTACACTGTCTTGAATATGTTGTGGGATCATGTCAAGATTGACTAATGATTCATTGCGCTTGTAATTACGCAACATCATATCGTTACAGAAGTCTTCGGGTTGAAGAGAAATCCATGTATCAAGTTTCTTCGACAAAAGTGGCTTCTGTCTTTGACCAACAACTATCACATTGTCACCAGACAGAAAATTAGGAATGCCGTCGCCTCGATCACCCTTCATAATATGCTCACGCAAGAAGGCTTCTGGATTGTTGATACGGATCCACTTCTTTGTGATGGGTGAGAATTGTTCGACGTTTGCATACTTCTGTAGCTGACCAAAGTCCTTGTCGCCAGACAGAATAAGAATGGGTTCGTCATCGTCTGCTTTCAGTGTTCGACCAAAACGATGGCAGAGAGTACCGATGATATCATCAGCCTCTGCCGTCTCTACTTGAAGAACACGCCAAGGAAAAGTCTCTTTCATCTCGTCACGAATCTTATTCAGAATGGTGAAGATGTTGTTCCAGTCAAGAGGAGACTTTTCACGGTCTGCTTTTCTGTGTGCTTTGTAGTATGGGAAGATTTCTTTGCGCCAGTAATTCTTGTCATCACAACAGATTACAAGGTCGCCATAGTCTTTACTGAACTTTGTTTTGTACAGCCGTAGACTGTTAAGAATCATGTGCCGAAGCATGTCCTCTTCGACAATGTTGTTTCGATTGTTTAGTTGCATCATCAGGTTCGAAATCATTACCTGATTCAAATCTAAGAGTATCATAATCTCTACTCAATTTTTCATCCTATATTATATAGTAAACTATTCGTCCTCGTTTGTCAAGTCTTCAATTCGCTTTTTCATCCAGTTTCGAACAACTACATCTTCATCAGTGTACTGTTCATTCTGCAAAACTTTCATTGTGTCTAGTTCGTTTTGCAGAATACGCTCAATCAACATATCTTCACTAGATGGCATCTGATACTCCTTTGGTACTTTGCCCCAACCAACTGTTCTATCCCATTGTCTCTGGGTATAGTAGTTTCTAGTCTTCTTCGTCGTCGTCATCATCCCAACGTAACATCCTCTCATCAGAGAAATCGTCATCTTCTTCTGTGTCAACAAGTTCGATGGCTTCATCGATTTGATCTTGAAGTGGATGTGATAGTCTCATACTTCGATACATTGCTGATCGAACGGTTTCAATTGTGAAGGCGAAATCTTTCATGAAGTCATCAGTCTCGATTTCAATTCCAGACAGACTGATGTTAGCCAGAAGTTGACTGCAATGATGATCGACCAAAGCATTCACATACTTCTCTTTCGCCATATCGATCTTCTCTTGGACATCTGATAAGGTTTCAGGCTTATAGTCGCTAGGAAACTTTATTATATTTGTCATTACGTCTCCTCTTCGTCGTGATACTCATATTTAGTAGTTTTCGACGGTACGATGACTCGACGGCGGACCTTCTTGTCTGCATCTTTGCCATAGTAACTATCGATCCAATCACCATTTTTGAGATACCACTCACAGTGTCGAATGTAGGCTACAGCATTCGCAACCTTTGCAGGAGCACCTTTCATCTTCATTCGCTCTTGCCTTCGATACTCTGAAAGCAGTTCTTTCTGGTGTTTGATCCAGTCAGTCACAGCCTTTCGAGAGAATGGATGATCATCAGGCAGTGCAAGAACCGAAGCATGTACATTGGCATACTTTGGTGGGTTTGCCTTCTGTCGTTTCTCACGGGCTTTGGCCAAGCGTTCTGCCGCAGCCGCCTTCTGTTCTGGCGTCATTGGCTTGCGCCTGCGCTTTGCTTTTGGTCGTTTGACTGTGAGGTCTTCAAGAATGGATTCTTCAAGTTGTTTACGATTCATCGTGCAAGCTCCCATGTAAAGTCTCTGTCATCTTGTAGGTCAACCCAACGCCAGTCGAACTCACCTCTATCAGTTCGGTCGTTGCTTTCTAGAAGCATACGATCATTACGAACTTCTTTGATCCACCAAATGTCACCATGTTGATGAATGCGATTTTTGCCGTGTCGAGTAGATGCTTTGAGAACTATGCATCTACCCTTATGTAGACAGTGTTTCAAGATATGATCTCCTTTACCAGACAAGAAGAATAGGAAGGGCGATAACAGCGAGGGCACCAAAAGTACCCATCAGAATTTTAACAGCGATCATCATTAAGCTTCTCCAAGCAGGTCATGCATCTGAGTGAAAACGGCATTGTAGGCATTCAGTTCATACGCCCAAGTCTCAAAGAACCGGTCATCGTGACCAGCATCACGCTGGGCATGGTCTTCCCAAAGCTGTTGCACAGCTTCCATAGCGCCGATCAAGGTATCTTGACCAGCATGGCCACGGAGCATGGCACAGGCTTCTTCGAAGCCGAGGTTCATCTGATGAAAAGCGGGAATGCGAAACATGGTCTCTCTCTTTCTTTACGAATCACTCTTATCTCTTACTCTTACATCCTAACAGGAAAAGGGATTATGTCAACCCCTTTTTTTAATTAATTCGTCAATTTTTTCCTCAATGATTTCAAGTCGTTGTAAGATTTGATCGACTTCTTTTGTCAAACGCATGTTGGTATATTCTACATTTACCCCCGGTTTTTGCATTTTTTCTTCTGCGATTCGCTGTTTCATATATTCTTCGTGTCTCATTACATCACTCGCTTTTCTATGTAAACAAAATTTATCACAACCCTAAACGGTTCATCTGTTTGACTCACACTACAATGTTTTAGTTGTCCGTCAAACATGACCATTCTGTTTGCAATGCTTTCTACTTTTGTGCCATTCTCAAACTGTGTCCATCCATTGTTTGTATTGCAATAGAATATCGCAGACTTGTGAGGAAGTCCTTGTGCGTCATGCATATCAACATGATATCCATGCTGTTCATGATTTAATGTTCTAGTCAAAAGATTTGCTTTTATTCTGAGCATTGACAATAAATTTGGTATTTTTGTCAGAATAGGAACTAATAAGTTCATTTGATCAGATTGTGGTGCGCCATCCGCATAAAACATATGATTGAACTGAAAAGAATCTTCATCAGAATTTGTCACGCCATAATTCATAACCCAATTCATTCTCATGTTACTGTTTTCATCAGGATGAAAAATGAAATCTTTCAGTTCTTCAAACTCATGTGGGTCTAAAAAATTGTCAATGACTTCTATGTTCATTTACTCTGTTCCGTAATTATCATTGTATCTGAAATATGAACTATATTTGAATTGACAGTTTAATGAGTATCTATGAGGTTGATTCTTTGGTGGATATGCTTTATGTGAAACATTACTAGGAAATAAAATAAGTCTACCAGCTTTACTTTCAATTTTTTCATCAGCAATGATATTGTATCCATCACAGTCATTAAATGAATAAATGAAAGTCGATAGATACTGACCAGGATCTAATCCAGTAAGAGTTACATCTTGATGAAAATCACAGACAGAATTTCTATTGTAAAGATTGAACACATATCTATCTACATCAAAATTCTCAAAACGTCCAATAGAAGAGTGTCTTTCTAAAGCGCCATTCAGAATAACATCACATAAAATATTGAGACGATTCAGTTTGTGGTCTTCATCTTCATTTGGAAATGATAGCATTGTCATTCCTGCATCATCAACCAATGTGTCCTTTTTAACTGAATGCAATTCGGGTAATGCTTGACGCCATCTATTAACCTGTATAAGGGCTTCGATCATATACTTGTTAAAGTGATCGGGCATAACGTCATCGATTACGTCATAGATCATGACTTCAGAAGTCCTTGAAGAAGACCTGTCCACTCTGCCGATCTTAGATCCCAGTTGTAGAAGTTATCAGTCCAGTTCTTCTGGAAAGCCATTTTTCTCTGCATGTCTTCTGAGTTGTGGTTTTCAATAGAGGCGTTCAAGAAGTTAGCAAAGACATTCGCATGTTGATTCATATCTTCACTAAACTGATACATCGTGGCAAAACCACCAGTTGTTTCTGGTAGAGCGGCGTGATTAGGACACACGACTTGACAGCCTGCAGACATTGCTTCGATAGCAGAGATACAAGATGTCTCGGGCCATATGTTAGGATATGCATAGATGTGTGCTTTCTGTAGTGCTTCACGAACAACACTATTTTCCTGAAAGCCATGATATGTCATATTTGGATGCTCACGAATCTCATCGAACAAACTCAAGTATGGCTTATCTCTATCAGGCCAACCATACGCCTCGAAAGAAGAATATACGTCAAGATGAATCTTATCACCATGCAGTTTAGCCAGTTCTTTCATAGCCGCTACTGCAATGTTTAGTCCACGATGAGGTGTTGTGTGATAGATAAGATTGATTCGATCTTTAGGCTTCTCTGCATACGGAATGGGGTCAATCGCATTTTTCATAACGAATGATTCGTGATACGGAACACCAAGTGCAAGATTGTATGTTTGAAGTTGATAGTTCGACACAAAGATCAGTTTTGCAAAACGCTTTCTTGCTTCTGCATCTTTCAGGTGTTGCGACTCAGGATCATCCCAAGTGTCATGAAGCCATAGAAGATTTGGTCTTTTAGGATCGGTCCACCGAACTCTAGACTTGATAAGATAGAACTGGTCGAGCAAGTCATTGTCTACTCGCTCGTACAGTGCTTTGTTCATCAGTTCAGTGCCACCTTTGGCATCTGTATAGGTGCCGTCTATTGTCGGCCCCATTGAGAACTCGTCATCATCATCTTTCTTCGTATCATCAACAATATTCAGTTTCATACTTTATAGCCTTTCACACTGTCCCAGCGGAATGATCGCCAGCCTTCTTTTTCAATGTCCCAGACAGCAATTACCTCATCAGACTTATTTCGTTTGTCAATCTCTTCTTCGAGGTCTTTCTGTTCTGGTAGATACTGACTATTTAGTGTGCATTTCATTGTCCGTTCTGTGCCATCTTTCTTTGTAAAAGACACTTCAATAATACCTAATGCTAACCCAGAACGAATTTGTTGTTGCTGTCTCATTCTCTCTTCTGCTTCTTCAATTTCAGCATTCATTTGTTCAACTTGTCTGTATGATGGTTTTGCCATTTGCTTCCTCTCTTATGGTACTGGTAAACAATATTGGTATTCGTGTCCAGATGTTTCTTTAGTATTAATTAACAGATGACCGTCACCATCTTCATCTGTGCCATCACTAACATCAAATCCTAGTGTAATTCTATATCCCTCATAGGGCTCATTGACTACGACTTTATGTTCTCTATAACTAGGGCCCAGATACATTCTTCCGACCTTGTTTTCAATATCATAGCCTTCAAATTTTGTGGTTGTGTTTTTCGGATCAATGCTTAAATAACCATGACACAAACTACCATAATGACTATGCCAATCTAGTACTTCTGATGGATCATGAAAGTTCAACCAACCGCTCATCCAAAGTGGTCTGTCATCTCCAACATATTCTCGTATATTTTGTATGACAGTTTTATACAAGATGTAAAATCCATAACTACCACCAGCTACTTGAAATATATTATACTTTCTATATGCTCTTGTCGTATCTTCATCATCAACTGATTCTTGAATAGCTTTATGAAACATATGACACTGTTCTACAAAAGTATCTTTGTTAGCTTCTATAAATTCAATATCCCAAAGTTTATAATCCATTAGAAATACTCCAAATCGAAATCAAAACTTGTACTAATGCGTTCTTCATTGACATAAGTTGGTGTTACTCTGTGTCTTTGATTTGCTGGAAAGACTATGAGTTTGCCTTCTTTTGGAATATATGACACTTCAGATGCACTCAGATTTGTTGGCTGATCACAACATAAAAGCAAAGCATTCTTATAATATTGTTGATCAAAAGTATCAGCTATGACAAGCGCACCATCATCTGTTTCTTCTAAAGATTCAGGAACTTTTATGTAGTATGTTCCAGATAAGAATGCAGGCCCGTGAATATGATCACTATTCGTATTGTCATTAATATTACAGTTGAGCCACATAGCCGACATTTTAAATCTTGCTCTAACTACTCCAAACTCACTCAACATACTGTTTATGTTTTCTTCTACAACATCTCTAAAATCTCTAGTTGTTTCATATTCATCTATGTTGATTAGATTAGACTGCCATCCACCTATATTACTTTGCCTCGCACCAGTCTCATCCAGTTCCCTGATTTTATTGTAAAAGGCTTTCAACCTAGATACATCAAAATCGGGTTCTGAATGAAATACTGGTCTAGGAAACAAGTAATCAAGTTTCATCATTATGCGTTGTCTCCATAAGAGCCTTCACCAAAAAGTGATACCAGATCAGTGTAGCCACCAATATGTGTGCCGTTAGCATAAATCTGAGGAACAGTTTTGTGTCCCTCAGCTTGAAGATATGCCTTCGATAAATCATCTTGACTAATATCGATATAGCGAAACTCTTCTTGTCTGTCATCTAAGAATCGCTTCGCCATACGACAATAACTACAATCTTCTCTTCCGTAAATTACATATGGCATTATATCAGTCCGCAAAGTATTTGTCAAGCACCTCGAGTTGATCTTCGTAGTGTGCAATAGTGTTTAGTTCTTTTTCCATTGCTTCAACGATATCAGAGTGTTCACCGATACCTGCAGGATTTTGCAGATATACTTCGATGTTTGCTTTATGTAGTTCAATGTGTCCAATAGCGTGTTGACGCAGTGCTTTGATGAGTGTTTGCCTCATTTACTTCTCCATTTAGTTTTCTGAGTAAGTAGCCTACTACATTACTCCAATAGTTGTGGGCCCAAGTGCCTCTTTTACAGTTGTTCATTGCTTCCATTGCGGAATCAATGCGCTTCTCAGTCAGTTGAATCGGATGCATCTTCCCTTACCTCTGCCAAACTTTCAAGCATACCACTGATATCATCATCTTGAATTTCATACAGTCTATCGTAAGTAGGCTCCCAGTCTTCAGGTTCTTCGGCACCCTCTTCTTCTTCATCCCAATAGAACTTCAATTCTAAATTATCATAACTATCACTGTCCCAATATTCTTCATCATACATTTCACCATTAGCGTAGACGGCAGAGCCAAAGAAGTTTGGCATCTCGTCATCATATCTAATAGTCATGACCACATTAGGATCAATCTTACATGCTTCTTGATGAATACGCAAAAACAGCGCATCAGGATATCCCCATGCGGATTCAAAGTGCATCGAGTCATCACCTACGTCAATAAAGTGACACCACTTTGCACCAATATTATCTACCCACCATGCACGGGTATCTCTATCTTCTGTATCATCCCATGTATCGAACAGTTCGTAGACAGGCTTTAAATATTCCCAACTATCTTTGGGTCGCTCTTCTTCAGGAATGATTGCTCTATCACATAGACCGTGAAACCATTTGAGTACTTCCATGCTACCTGAGTGAAGTGTCAGTGTGCTACTTACATGATTTGCCATTATCTACTCCTCGTGAATGGCGGAGAGTGAGAGATTCGAACTCTCGAAAGTTTTTCAACTTTGCCGGTTTTCAAGACCGGTGCATTCAACCGCTCTGCCAACTCTCCATATTGGCGACTTCGGCAGGACTCGAACCTGCAACCTACAGATTAGAAGTCTGTTGCTCTATCCAGTTGAGCTACGAAGCCATGTAACTAAAAACTCATGTAGTAAACTAAACATCTCCCAATCATTCTTTGCGAGAAGTGCTAGTACTACTATTCCTATAATCCATTTATGCATCTTACAGAGCCCAAACCAGATAGTACATTACTACAGCGATGCCTGTAAAGACACCACAGAGAAACCACATGAATCCAGTCATTTATTTATCTCCAAGTTAGGATCAGAGAGGGCAACTTCAATCCCACACCATACTGATGGAACTTTCACTGTGGGCCAACCAACCTTAATGCCCTCTCTGATTTACGAATCACTTTAACAAAAAAAGAGGGCCATGTCAAGCCCTCTTTTGATTTTTTTCTGACAAATAGTCATTTTCTTCCTGTGTATACGGCCACATGATATATCTCCCTAGAATAACCCAGTTTTTTTCTGCCCATATGTGAGTTGTCGCTGACGACGCTCCAAGTCAACAAGGTCAACAGACTTAGCAAGCCAAGCTTCTTCAGCTTTTCGTTGATAGTCAAGGGGATCGACCCGAAATAATTCAAAGAGTTTAGCAAGCATTAGATATCCTCCAATAGCTTCTTGAGTTTCTTCTTAGACTTACCAAGTGCTTTTGCTTTGGCTACTGCATCTTTGTTATGTGTATCTTCACCAACAACGACAAGACCGATCATGCCCATGCCTTTGTGTGGTGTACACCAGTAGTAGTATACGCCTGGTACTGTGAACTCAATTGTCACTTCTTTACTATTCTTCGACTTCTTCGGAATATCGAAACCTTCGGGTGCGGCAATGATTTCTACATTGTGACCCTTATCTGTCGGTACCCATGTGATAGATTCGCCTACAGCAATATGAGCAATCTCTTCACTATAGATCATCTTGTTGCCATCTGCATCTTTGTTCAGCATTTCGATTGTCATTGCGTTAGCAGTGCCAACAGCGAACATGATAGCAAATGCGGTTAGATAAAATGCAAGTGTTTTCATTATTTTGTCTCCATCTCAAGTCTTAACTTTTCAGCCAAAAGTTGCTTTGCTTCTTCGTGTTTACCCATGCGTGAAAGTTCGGCAGCGGCTCTTGCATAGCCTACTGTCATAAAGAACCTATCGACGCTCTTAAAAAAATTGTCTAGCGGATTTACGATATATGTTAGTGCTAGTTCGGACAAGTTATATTCTCCCTTAAACTTCTCTTGATTGTGGAAAGCGACCCTTCATTTCATAAAATGTTTTCGCCCACTGCCAGTTTTGGCCATATTCAGTGCGGACATAAATGTCCAGTTCTCTCTCGCTGATATTGTCATAACGAGAAAAAGCATTAGCAAGCGCACTAGCGCAAGCAAAGACGACGCCTCGTGCCATCTTCTTCTCCTGTAAAATAAGATATATGAAAAAGTGCCGACAAAGTTTCTGCCAGCACTTGTATATATAAAAAGTCAGTATTGTTGACTTAATAGTCGCATTTCGAGTCTAATATAATTTCTGGAAGGTTTCTATCTTGTTAGCATCATAACAAATCTTATTGATAAACCAGTTATAAAATTTCGCATATTTTTCGACCATATTTTTTTTATCAATTGCGACAATTTTTTTATAGGTTTCGTTGAGATTGTTGATATCCCCTAAGATAACAGCATCATTATACTCTGCATCACCGAAACGAACTACAGGAACTTCATGACACATTGATTCCATGCCAGTGCCAGAGTTGATCACATAGACTGCTTTCGCTTTTGGAATGACATTGTGAATGTTTGCATGATCGATCCACATGACTTTTCTGTGACCCTTTGTGATGTCTTTCAGTGGCTTCATGCTCTCAGGATTCATAGGATGACTCTTGAAGACAACAGCATGGTCGTTTTCAGTAGACCATTTGCATAGTGCTTCAACAAGATCAGGCATCTTTACTTTGCTATGCCACTTGATAGTCTCATCATGAGGAATCTGTAATGGGCAGAAAATAAACTCTTCACCACAGAAGAATGAATCATCATTCGGTTGCTCGTACTTACTATGACCAAGCTTTACACGATCCTGAAAGTTAGCAAATGTTTGGCCATTATCATCAGGCTCACTATCAAAGTCTTCGCCCACAAAAGAGCCGCCGCCTGCCCAGCCAATATCATCAATTGTAAACATCCACGGCACAACAGTTTGCATATAGTATCGACATTCAGTACCACCACCAAAGTTATGCTTCTCAACATGAGGAATGTATGCTACATCAGGTTGATACTTTTCTACAAGACTCTTATTAAACTGATATCTCTGAGCCTCAACAAGCACTACCTTGTCACCCCTTTCTTTGTGATATCTGTGCAGTGTATCTACAAACAAAGCCCACCATTCACGAATCTCTGGTAGATTTTTGTTTGCAATCTCTAGACCAAAGTTCTTGAAAGGTAAGTCTAGTCGAGGTTTCAAAATCAATACTTTAGTCATGCCCAACACCTCGTAGTCGCTGTAGGTAAACGATTGAACTCATTCTTCTTCTGAACATATACAGGATTATCATACTTTCTTGGACCTTTGCCAGTCCAGATAGTCGTGCCTTCTTTGAACTCCCAGTCCATAAACTGCGAATCAAATCTCTCAAGTTCAGACTGATCTACTCTTGCAAATGATTCTGATAGAGCGATTTGATCAAGAAACCAATCCCACGGTCCTTTTTGAATACGCTCTACAACAGCATTAGCAAGTGGGATTGCTCTTTCATCCATATATACAGCACCAGCCGCTACTCTTGTTCCCGCTTGTTCCCAACCAGATGTGCCAGGAATAGGCTCTCGAGGAAAGAAGCCGGCGGCCTTTTCGGGCCATGCAAAGTCTTTCATAACCATACAGTCAATGTCGAGGGTCATGACTTTCTTTGCATGTTGTAGAAGAAGAGGCAGAACAAGAAATCTAAGACATGCATAGTATGTTCTTTGACCTGCACCCATCTCTTCTCTTTCGTTGTATGAGAATGTACATCTAACATCAGTATCTGTATTCAGAATATTAGCGATGTCAAATGTGTCTTGATTGGGTTCTGTGATATGCACATGAACATCTTTGCCTACATCGTTACATGAGTAGACGAAAGATGGTCCATGTTCTTTGAAGTAGTTGAAGTCACAAGCCGCAAAGACGATTGGACTTGTTGGAACTTCACCATAAAATTTTGTCATTTTCCAATAATTCCATAATTAACGCCACGATTGATAGCGTAATCTTCAATATTGTATCCTGCAGCCTCAGCATCTGCATATGTCTTATGATACAGTTCTACAAGATCAGGACGTGGATGATCTTTTACTTCACCAGTAAACCAAGCAGGCTGCCAAGGCTGTGTGGGCATGTGTGTATAGTGCAGATGCCAGATTTCGTCTGTATCACCATCATGACTATTCCAGCGTGGGTCGAGATCACCAACTAGATTGTTCTGAATGAACAACTGAATGTACTGATGATGGGCTGACTCTACATGCTTCCATTCATTCACAGACTGCATGTTGCCAGCAAACTTTTCATTGTCAAACAGAATGACGCAAAACTCTTTACCACCAAAACGCTTGCCGTCTCTTGCAAGCATCCACTTATTGTCTGGGATCGGCAAATCAAAAAGTTCACCGATGTCTCTCATGTTGATCATATCTACATCTGTGTAGATAGCACGACCTTTAAAACCGCAACGCTCGGGAATACCCCAACGAAATCCACTGAATGGTGTTGACCAGTGCTTGTCTGCCCAACCATGCCAATATGAGTCTGCGTCATTTGATTTACGCATCCACTCAATCTCAATCTCTCTGTCAGTATTGTTTCTTAGAGAGTACTCATAAGCCATCTCAATTTTGGCATCTTCGCCGTTTGAAGAAGTGCCAATAAACAGCTTAATGGGATCAGAACTCATAACTAAACTCCTGTATCTCTTCTGAGAATAAATTTTCTGTAATCTGTCTTGTCGTATCTGTGTGTAATTCTTTGTAATCTTTTACTTTTCTAATGCCTGATTTTAACTTAGTATCACCCACTTTGTCAAGTGTAATGTGAATGCCTCTGTGTTCTTTAAGCCAAAGATACAGTTCGTGCATAGATTCATAATGAAACACTCTAAGTGTAGTTGGCAGTTTGCCATTTAAAGTATACAGAGACCAGTCTTGAGGCAGAAGATTGCATGTCTTCATATATGTTTCAAAATCCATATTCCCAAACTGTTGCTCTTTGATCTTTTGGTGCCAGTAGTAACTGCTTACAACTTTGTCATATGGATTTCTTTCGAGTGTAAGAATATTGTAGTCGCAGCCATCAGGAAAATACTTACGCATAATATCAGTCAAAGAGATATGGCCATTTTGATTGATTGCCATATTCAATGCTGGTGTTTCATCTCTAATAGATCCCGTACAAAGATCAGTCTTACCCAAGTAAGGCAAGACTAACTTTTCGAATGTAGAGCCCGCAGTCTTACGAGTCTTTACAAAGATGAATTTATGGTAGTGTGAGATAATCATTGTGTGACAATCACTGTTCCTGACTGAAACCAGTTGCGACATAGTGGTGCAACTTTTCTATCATTCTTGTCCATCCACTCATGAAGTGCTTTCCACTCATGATCTTTCCATGTCGTGTAGTAAACTCTTGACAGTTCTGTAGGCGATGCTTCATGAAACACATAGCGCCAGCATGAAAGTTCATCAAAGCGAATGATACACCCAGGCTTGATATAGTCGTTTAGATATTCAAAGATGGTGACAGCAGAAGAATAGATATCACTATCAACGTGAAGAAAAGATATGCTCTCACTGCTCGGTTCGGGTCGTACATAGCCATGCTCCGCTTTTGATTTCAACCATTCTGGAAGAGAGTCATTAAAGAAACCCTTCACAAGTTCTACATTATCAGTTACTTCTGGCATTTCACCTTTGCGATCAAATGCATCTGTGCCGACAACCTTTTGTCCCATGTCCCATGATTCAGGTAAGCCCTCAAACGAATCAAAGCCAACAAACTCTAAGTCTGGTCTGATTGTAGCGAGACAGTTGATCGTTGATCCTGTGTGAACGCCAAACTCCAGATTCCAGCCAGTGTCGCTGATCATTGGGCCAAGCCAGTCTAGTTCACGAAAGCGGGCTTGCATCGTGTCACCATCACCAGCGAGATATGGGAATTTTTTTACTTTTTCAAAGTCTGAAATCTTCATTATAATTTCGCCCTTCAACTATGTGTTCCGCTTTGCGGTACCACTTACCATTGATATTGTCATTGTAATATTTAGTGTCTTCTAAAACATTCGCAAGAAATTGTTGTTTAACTTCTTCATAGTTTACATCACCTTTAGTCGTATGTAAAGACAAAATTACTCTTTCGAAATTATTTTTTTCAGTGGCCACAACATCAGCCAGCAAGTCTCTACTACTTCCATAATAACTCTTCCAATCAGACTCTTTGCGAATGCGTTTCGTCTTGCCTGGCGTCTTGCGTAGTGAGTAGAAATACTTTCTGCCGATGTAGCGTCGGCCATCATCTTTCCTAATGATGACATATACAAACCCTACATACTTCTGTATGTCTTCTGAATTGAATGGTTTACCGTTGAAAGTCCAAGGATTTTCGTAATCAGTCTCTGTAGTCTTCAAAATCTAACTCATCATACTCATCGTCAATATCGGAGTATTCGTCATCGATATCTTCTATATCAATATCAGATCCACAAAAAGGACAGTAAACTGGTTCGTTCTTTTCATCCTCATCAACAGCGATTTCATACACCGCTCCGCAAGAATCGCATTCTAGTTCGTAAACTGTTTCTTCTTCTAGATTCACAATACCCCTCCTGTGTGGTCGAGAGTATTTAGCGATTTTTATTTCTTCAGTTTATGACAATCCTCTTCCTCTAATAAATTCCAGTTTTGTACTTCTTGTACTGGTAGTGTCTTATATGATGAGATTGATGCAATCATCACCTCATCTGCTCCTGTGTCTACTACGATCCACTCTTTTTGTCCTGTACTTGACTTCAGCACATGACCAGGTCTGAGAACCGTGTGTAAAACTTTCTTCATAGGATTTCCTTCGTTGTTGACATTTGTCCATAATCAACATTTTATCTTCATCAAGTATTATTAGCCAGTCACGAATTTCACTTTGCGTGCGAAAGCACCCCACACAATATGAGGTGCTTTCATTTTTTTCTAGTGTGCAGATTTTAATGCACGGTGTTAGATTTCGCAAGCGCCTGCCACACAAGCAAGTTCTTGTGCGCCTTCTGTCATATCAGACTGTTCGTACTGTGACAGCATTGCCCAATCAACATTTGTCGGCATCTTTTCAATTTCTTCTTCATAAGTTGTAGCATCGATGTCTTGATATGGTGCTTGCTTATACACATGCTCAGAGAACGGCAAGAATGATACGCCTGACATCCACTCAAAGTTCTCATAGACCCATGCACCAACTTCGATCCACTCATGCTCTTTGACAGAGATAGTGACTGAAGGCTTATGTTCACACCATGCTTTCTGATATGTGAGCCAAAGTTCTAGCTGTTCGATAGCTGTCATATCAGTACGCATCACAGCATTTTTTGGTGCTTTCATCGGGAACGAGAACACAAAAGTATGCTCTGGCTTCATTACATCATCTTCGACTGGAAAGCCAGCATCTTTCATGAAGGCAGCCAGCGGGTCTTTCTTGTCTGCACGAACAGTACGAATGTAGTACGGGTTATGACGAGCATGAATACCAGACGCTGAATCAACCAACTGCGACACTGTACCAGAAGGCTTTACGCAAGTGATAGCCGCTGATTGTGGAATGCCAAGCTTTGTCGACCACTCTTCGTTTGTCTTGACCGCAACTTCTTTCAGTTCAGCAAGTCTTGCTTCTAGACCTTCGTCTGTACCGTTTGTAAGTGTGCTGTCCATGATGCCTGTTAGAGATACACCAAGTAGACGCTCTTCTTTTGTATTCTTTGTCCAAGAATTTGACAGATACTTGAAGTTTGTCAATGTAGACTGAAACGTGCCTAGAATTGTAGCGAGACGTACTTTCTCTTTCAGTGTAGCCATCGTGTCTGTTGAACGAATGACAACCTCAGAAAGGTTACAGAACTGCTTGCTTCTTAGGATGATTTCGGAGCAGGGATTCGTGCCGAAATCCCAGTCTGATTCTCGTCTACCGTTACGACTAGCCTGTTTTTGGGCAGACTCACGGTTGAAGATGCCCCGTTCTCCAGACTTCGAGTCGTAAAGGGCTTTCCATTCGTCCATGAAGATGCCGATTTCTGGCTTTTCTGAGTAACACGCTGAATTGTTTGCGAGGGCTCTTTGTGCATTGTCTTCCCACCATTGTCCTGATTTTGCCGCTCTCATGCGGTCGTCGCTAAGATTTGAAAGAGAGATAAGTGCAGAACGACGAACACCGCCGACAACAACAATCTCTGCAATCTTACATACGAGGTCATGACATTCAAGTGATGACAGTTTACGACCTGCGGCATGTTTAAAGATATTTACTGCAAAACGGAACAGTTGATCTAGCGGCTCTGGACCAGATGCACGACCACCAAAAGTCTTGAGAGGAGCACCAGCAGGTCGAATCTTAGAAAGGTCCCAGTTTGGAATCTGACCTGCATAAAGAAGATGAATCAATTCTTTGAGTGACTTTGCCCAGCCAAGTTTGCTATCAGGCACAACAATAGTTGTATCTGTGGGATGCAATTCATCTGCAACAGAAGGAAGTTTCGATACGTCTTGACGCTCAACAGAGAATCCAACACCAGTGCCATTCATGAGAATATAAAGAATTTCATCAAATGCACGAGGCGAATCAACTGCAATATAAGAACAGTTATAGCCTGCGATATTCTCACGCTTGAGTGCTTCACCAGCGGTCATAAGACAACGCATCGACGGCATGATACCAAGACCAAGAACAGCTTGCTCTAGTTCGTTTCTTTCTTCTACCGTAAGTTCATAATCACACTGCGTTTCTAGTTGTTCTTCAAAGAAGTTGAAGTAACGACTTACAGTTTCATCCCAAGTTTCACGACGACCAAGTTCTGGTTGCCAGCGGCTGTATCTTGATAGATGAATAAAAGACTGATATTCTGTTGGTAGAAGATTATTCATAGCTTACTCCTGTTAGGTTTTCCCACGAAACTGGGAACTTCTTTTGTGCTTTTTCGCTAATTTGATTTGCAATAATTCTTGTTTCTGCTTGAGTATCATCCTTACATCTAAGATTGCACACTCTCGCAAAGGCATATAAAGTTCCACTCCAATACCACTCAGTCATCATATTTTGTGGAAGCACCATTCTTGCCATCTCTGGTGCTACATTACTATTCAGCAGATTCTGATAAGTCTCTTTACAAAACTGCATGGCGCCTGATACATCGTATTCGATTGTTTCATCACTGCTACCTTGCTTCTTATTTTCTGCTTTGAGTCTCCACTCTTTTGGAATGTAAAATTCTGGTTCGTCATCTACATATCTACGACTCACTTCGTTCCATACAAGACCGACTTGATGCTTCACTAGTTGTCGAGCAACAAAGACAGGTGCTTTGATATGAAACTGCAAAGAGCCATGACCAAAGGGCGACCAATGATTGTGTTCAGCTAGATACTTGACTAGTTTCTTATCTCTATCCGATAGATCAGTCGGATTATCTGGATTCGTGGGAACATTTCTGCCCCATGTAGATTGTTTAGCAAATGAAACTCTAGCGGCGTTTACGATTGTCAAATCTGTGCCCATGCTATCAATCAATGTTACTTTCATACTTTTCTCCACTCTGCGAGTTTGACCTTCGCCTTAAGATTTTCAAATGTGTTATCATTTATAATTTTCAAAATCTCTGAAATGCTCATTCCAGCTAGTATCATATCATTAATATCTTTTTCTTGTAAAAAACTCGGCCAAATGCATACCGAGTGACCAGCAGAAATATTTTTTGCAATCTTACTCAATATCTGCTTACTTCTAGGCTCATTATCGTATATATACACAACATCTTGTAGACCTAAAGATTTCATATCTGACCCAGCCATAGCTAGACTATTGGGTAAAAACATACTATCGATAGGGCCCTCTGTCACATAAACTTTCTTTCTCTTGTCTACTTCTTCAAGGCCATAGACTTTGATCACATCTTCATTCAGCATGATAGTTATATATTTGACTGCACTTTTGCCAAATGCTCTGCCTTGAAAGCCAATCAGATTTTCATACTCATCAAAGAAAGGAATGATAAGTCGAGGCTCATCATACTTCTCATTAAGTTTGTTAGGCACAATACTATTCACCCACTTTGCAAACTTAGGTGCGTAGAATAGCTTACGATGATACTCTAACGGAATCTTTCTCTTCTCAACATATAGTTTTGCTGGATGATCAAACGCCAACTGCGAAATCTTTTTGAGCGTTTTAAGAGGTGTATTTGTGTGATATTTTCTACTACTGAATTGTATGCCAGTCTTACCCTGATTACGCTGTACGGGCTTCCTACCGCTATCCACAAAGCGTTCAGTACGGTACTCTCGGTGTAACTCACTGTTTACATGAGATAAAAGTTTGTCGATGTTTGCGCTAGTGCCGCAGTTGTGACACTTGTACAAATACGCACCCTCAACAAGAAACACATAGCCTCTTGCTTTGAGTTTGTTCTTCTCACTGTCGCCACAGAACGGACAGCGAAAGTTGAATAGATTGTTGTCTTTTCGCTTGAACTGCGAAAGTTGACCTGACAATATATTCAGGTACTTTAGATCAATGTAGTTGCTCATAATGTAGATGATTTTAGTGGGAAAGTATTAGAATGTCAAGACAAAATGTTTGAGATTTTATCAATGCCACCAGATAGAATGAAACCAATAACGATTGCGGCGCCGATGAGTGTCCACTTCCAACGCTCAAGAGAAGATACTCTTTGATCCATGCGCTTGTTCACTTCTAATTGTTCTTTACGAATCTCTTTCATTTCTGCAAGAAGTTCGTCCTTCATGTCAGATATACGCTTATGCAATAATTCATGCTCCTGCTTCGACTCTTTTCTCAAGTCGTTTATGTAATCAAAGATTTGATCATTGTCCATCTTTGTTTTCCAGTTCAACTATTCTAGCTTCTAGTTCGTCTATCTTTTTTGTGACATAAGGATACTTCTTACGCCAAGCATCTGTTGGCTGTTCAAACCACGTCAGTCCCCATCTATCTACAAGATAGTCTAGAAACTGATCTAACTTAGCATAACACCAAAGGCCCGCTCTTGTATCTTTAAAATATGCGAGAAAGGCAGCACCAATTAAAGATCCTAGAATGGCAGTGTATATCCATAGAGTGTCGTCAAAAAGTCTCTCAAGCATTATTTATTCTTTTCGATATGTTTGACATAGTAGCCCATGCCGTGATCATATGCACCATCAAATGGTTGTCTCTTTTGAAATGCTCTCCAACGTCCTCTCCACTTGTCTTTGATTCTCTGCCAAAGAGTTAATTTTCTAATATTACCATAATGATTGATATATGTCAAGTCTCCATGATGACGATAGAACATAAATGCTGGCGGCACAGAAGTCACAATGTCATTGTTGTTGACAAATCTAAAATGTGGTGTTTTGATATTCTTTACAAAACTTCTAGTGCCTGCTCTGGGTGAGCCAAAAGTGAAAAGAGATTCTACTTTTGTAAACTCTTCGAATCTTGAAGTTGCAATAGTTGCCATTGCCGCACCAAGAGAATGGCCTGTGATGTAGAACTTCTTGTCTTTGTGCTTACCATGATGCTCTGTCACGTTCTGCCACAGTTTGTCAAGTTCGCCCATGAAACCAGAGTGAACAAGACCGTGTGTCATTGCACCACGTGGTATTGCATTTAAGTCTGCTAGAATATCACCAATCTCTGATGGCTCTGTGCCTCTGAAACATAGAGCATATTCATCATC